CAATTTCGTCGGCGCCAACTTCTTCGTCTTTGTGATTCGGATTGTCGGAAATGATTTTGATGCGCGGGGGGTCGCCACTGCGCAGCACCTGCAGGCGCTTGATGACGATCATTCCGTAACGGTCACGCAGCGCGTAGATGCCGTCAGGGGAGGGGACTTTATGTCCGGTGTGACAGATCGACCGATCGCCGGAGCGGATCGTTGGCTCCATGCTGTCGCCCAACCCTTCGAGCACCAGCAGCTGATGCTCGGGCGCGCGCAATTCTTCGCGCACAAAGCCGGAAGGGAATTGCCAACGTTCGTCTTTCAACGGGTCTGAATATTGACCGTTGACCATGACCTCGCGGCTTTCCGTTGTGCCGCCGCCGCCATGACCGGCTGGCGCGTCCAACTCGCCAATTCCTTTGCCGCCGCTTATGATTGCTGCCGCACTCAGTTCGCCTTCGTCCAGCGAGCGCGGCCCCTTGCCGGTCAAAAGCCAATGCTGCGGTGAATGCAACGCCTCAGAAATTTCTTTTAGCTTTTTCGGTCTTTTAACTTTCGAGCTGCCTTCCAGCTCGGCGATGTTTTTGTAATCGATCGCCTTTGCGAACGCGGCGCGAGAGATGCCGAGTTCTTCGCGGCGCTCCCGAATGCGGCTCCCGATACTGGCCGGTTTCTTTGATTCCATAAGGCGAGAGCCTACAGAATTTTCTATAGAGCCATGGCCATAGAAATTTCTATTGACGCCTATAGATTTTTCTATATTCTCCCGGTTCATGAACGAACCGATGCAGCGCGCATGTGAAAAGGCCGGTGGCCAGAAGCCTCTCGCCGATCTGATCGGCACCAGCCAAGCGCAGGTCTGGTTTTGGCTAAACGAGTCGAAGAAGGGCGCCGCTGCCGATTTTGTGATTGCCATTGAAACGGCGACCGGCATCCCCCGCCACGAATTGCGCCCCGACATTTATCCGCCGCCCGCGTCGAAAAAGCGGAGCGCGGCATGACCAAACAAAACATCAACGGACCGGCCGCATACGCGCAACACAGTGCGGCCGGTCCGTTGCCCCGCGAGGAATTTGTATTGCGTAGTGAGGGGTTGAGTGAATGCGTAACGTCATTGAGCCGAACATACCGTTCGGCACGGCTAGCTCACGCGAAATCAGCCGACGCCGCGCGTCGGGGACCGACGAAATCGTCGGTGCAAGCAAATTCGGTCGAATTGCAAAGATCGTTTGGCCGTTCAAGACGGCTTATGTCTTGGCCGAACTCGGCAAGACAAGTCAGCGCAGCGCAGAGCGTTGGTTGTCAGGCGAGCATGAGCCGCCGGCCGGAATTGTCGCGCACATGCTTGTCGAAATTCTCAAACGCGAATGACGCAATTGGAGGTGCGGCATGACCTGGGACGACGAACAGGTTGAGCGCCTAAAAGAACTCTGGGCGCTGGATTATTCGTGCAGCGAAATCGCGGCAGAACTCGGCGGCGGCATTACCCGCAATGCCGTGATCGGCAAAGTTCATCGCCTTGGTTTGGATGGCCGCAAGGAATCCAAATACAAAAGAACTAATCAAGCAAAACCGTCGCGCCGCCACCCGTTCAAGTTGAGACGCTATCTCGATCAGCATCCAGAATTTGATTGTGTCGCGGTTGAACCGCTGCACATCACGTTAGACGATCTAAAGCCGCATCACTGTCGAGCCATCTGTGGCGACAACCCGTTCACTTATTGCGGTCATCCCAAACTTGACGGCGCGTCTTACTGCCCATCGCATTACCGGGCGTTTTACGTCACGCCGATAAAGCCGACAGCGAGGGCCGCATGACCACGGACGACGCCCTGCTGCGCGGCGCTCAATTCGCGCGCGACCACCTTAGAGTGATTGAGGCTGCTTACGGGGCCAAGGTCGCGATGGCCTATGCGGGCGGGATGGCGACGGGTTGTCGGAACGTGGTGGCGCACGAGCAAGGCGTTGAAGCGGCGTGGACGCTTTATGACGGCCTGGCCAGCGATTTGCTAACGCAAGCTTTGGAGGCGAAGTAAATGTCTCCATTGATTGAAATGGTCGGAAAGAAATTCGGCAAACTCACTGTCATTGAACGAGTGAATGGCCATGCCTCGAAATGGCTTTGCCGTTGCGATTGCGGAAATAACAAGGTCGTCTTTGGCGGCAACTTGCGACGCGGCCACACGCAATCGTGCGGCTGCAAAAAAGTGCCGACCGAAGAACTGCGCGCTCGCGCAATTCGTCATGGCCACGGCGCGCCCGGAAAGCACTCTTTAACTTATGCATCCTGGGGATCGATGCGCGAGCGTTGCAACAACAGCAATGCCAGCGGCTATGAAAACTACGGCGGGCGCGGAATTAAAATTTGTGAGCGATGGAATATCTTTGAGAATTTCCTGAGTGATATGGGTGAGAGGCCGTCACCCAAGCACACTCTCGACCGGATTGACCCTGACGGAAATTATGAGCCGACAAATTGTCGTTGGGCGACGATCGCCGAGCAGCAGCGCAATCGGCGCAATACGCAGTGGGTTGAGTTTGAAGGAGAAAAAGTTTCACTCGGAGAATTGTGCGAGAAATTCGGCGTCAAATACAGCCTTGTAAATTGCAGAGTCAGGCGGGGCTGGCCAATCCGTGAGGCTTTGACAGCATCGCGTTCGCAAGGCTGGTCGCGTCAACGGCGCGCGCGTTCTTATTCAGCGAGCGGGGCCACGCGATGACAGCCGCCCGCCGCACCACAATGTCAGAAGCCGAATTGCAGATGCAGGTCGTCGCGCTGCTCGACGCTTATGCGCGGCCTGACATTGAGTGGCATCACTGCCCTAATGGAGACGAGCGGCATCCGGCCATTGCGCGCAAGCTCAAGAAGATGGGCGTGCAGCGCGGCGTCGCCGATTTGATGTTTTTGATTGATGGCAAGGCGCACGCCGTCGAACTGAAAACAGAGATCGGGACGCAATCCTCGTTCCAAGAGGATTTTCAGACCAGGTTCGAGCGCGCTGGCGGTGTTTATCACATCGCGTTCGGCCTCGATCAGGCCGTGACCATCCTCATAACGCTCAACGCCTTCCGTCCCGGATTCAATTTCAACATTTCGTTCGGTGGGCGTGTGGTGCGCCGCGCCAGCGACAAGGCGCGCGTGAGTAATGCGCCTTGGAATAATCAGGCGGTGCAGCGATGAAATGTGCGCACTGCGGTCGCTTCATTGCGAACAAGCAAATGATCCGAGGTGGCGGCGCTCGCTGCGAATACGAGCCTGACAGTCACTTCGGGCCAGAACGAATTGAATGGCTGTGCGCCAAGTGCGCCGCAGATGGCAGCCAGCCTTGGCGTAACCGTAGCAAGGCTGGCGAGAATTCGATGATTGGACGCGAAAGATGATGTCCATGAAACGAAATGCTCCCCACCAAAATGTAAGAGGCCGTCGCGGCGATGCGCTAGCGCCTCCGATAGACGTGGGGGCCGCAGGAGGAAGTCCACGAGGCGCGCCTGACGAGGTGACTCCTACGTTAATCGTCAGAACCATCGCGGCTCAGCACGTTTTCAAAGAAAACGAACGCCCTGGCGATCTGCCGCGAATGTCGCGCAGTGAAATGATTTGGCTCTGCAAAAACTGGCTAAAAACTAAAAGGAGAAAGAAGAAATGACGATGGGCGCAAGCAAACCGCACAACATGAGCGGCCCCGGAAGCGCACGCGGTGTTTCAAGCCTTCCGAACCTCAAGACCTACATGCTCTTTTGGCACCATACCGGGCCACTGCTGAAATACGAGCGTGGCACCCATAACGACGGCACGCTGCACGTCGAGGACTTAAACCCTCAAATAAAAACCAAATGGCGGGTGAGCCGGACCGAAATGTTCAAGCTCGGGGCGCGCTGCATTTGGGCTGCTCTGCGCGGCTAGCACACAGTCACCAGTGAAACCGCGCGCATCGTCGCCGGGCCGGTTTCTCCGAACAACTAAGGCGGCAGGGAGTCGAGTAATGGCTATCGAATTTGCTGATTTGAAAAAGCGGAGCGGCGACGGGCCGCCGCGCATCATGATTTACGGCCCGGAAAAGGCTGGCAAGACAACGCTGGCCAGTGAGTTTCCAAATCCCGTCTTTCTCCAAACGGAGGAAGGGACCGGCATCCTTGAACTCAACAGCTTCGGTCTGCTCACCACGTTCAAGGACGTAAATGACGCAATCGATGCCTTGCTCGAAAACGACCACAACTATGGAACGGTCGTTATCGACAGTCTCAGCGCGCTCGAAAAGATCGTATGGACCGAGACGGGCCAGCGCGGGGATGAGAAAGGCAACAAGCGGACGAGGATCGAGGACTTCGGATATGGGCGCGGCTACAAGTTTGCGCTCAATACCTGGATGGAGCTTTTTAACAAGCTGATGAAGCTGCGCCGCGAACGCGGCATGGCAATCGTGCTGATCGCTCATTCCATCACCGAGCGGTTCAACGACCCGGAAACGGATTCCTACTCGAAATACGAAATCGACCTGCACCAGCTCGCTTCCGCGTTCTGGAAGCGTGAGTGCGACGCAATCATTCTCTTGAAGCCCGACGTTGTTATCAAAAGCGAAGATCAGGGCTTCAACAAAACCCGCACCCGCGCCGATGGCGGCCGTTCGGTCTGGATGAACACGACCTCGCGGCCTGCGTTCGTCGCCGGCAATCGATACAAGATGCCGGAAAAAATCCTTTACGAGATTGGCAAGGGCTTCGACGCGATGGCTCCGTATCTGCTTGCCACGCAAGCGGAGACTGGCGGCGTTGTCGAGCAAGAGCCGCAGCGCGAAGCGGCTGAATAGGGAGGAAGCAATGGCAAAACGCAGAATGCTGCAATGGATGCGCGACAAGCTGAGTTCGCATGTTCATAGCAAAGTGGACCCGCCGGTCGAGCGTAAGGCGATGGATGCCGCTTACAAGAAGGTCGCGCCGCTCGTGTCCAAAGTCGTGCAGGCGAAATTCAAGCCCGCCGACATGAAGGTGCTGGCCAAGTATAAGGTGGCGCAGCCCGACAAGTGCATCCGGCTCACGCTGTCCGATATGCGCGTTGTCGAGTTCAAATTTCGGTCAGACGAGGATGCGCCGCTCGCGCCAAGGACGAATTGCTATGACCGCATGTTCCTTGGTGACGAGGCGCTGACCGCAGCTTTCGATGCCTACATGAAGGCAAAGGACGCGCACGACGACGAAACGAAAAAGCGGCTTTGCGCCTACGCCTCGCTGATCCGCAACTCCAGCACGGTCGAGGACATTATCGAGGTATGGCCGGAAGCCGCCGCGCTTCTCCCGGCGACCGAGATCATGGCCCCGCTGTCACCCGAACAACTCGCGATCATCAAGGCCGACGCCGATCAGCGTTTGGCCGCGTGACCGCTCACTCAACACACAAGGACAAATCAAATGGCTGAATTTCCAGAAACCTTCGACCCAAACCAAGTGCCGGAAGATGATCGCAGCTTCGAGCCGATCCCGGCCGGCGATTACCAGATGCAGGTGATCGAAAGCGAGATCAAGCCGACCAAAACGGGCGAGGGGCAGATGCTCGTTCTCACTTTGGAGGTGATGACCGGCCCGCACGAAAAGCGTCGGGTCTGGGACCGGCTCAACATCCGCAACGCCAACGCCGACGCGCAACGCATCGCGCAACGCGCGTTGGCCGATCTGTGCCTGGCCACGGGCATCGCCAGCCTGAAAGACAGCGACGAACTGCATTTCAAGCCGTTCACCGCTCGGATCGGTGTGCGTGAGGACAAATCCGGCCAGTATGGCCCGCAGAACACGGTTCGCTACAAGCCGAAGGGCGGGGCTGCGCCATCAGTGCAAGCGCAAAAGCCGTCCAACGTCTCGACCGCACGTCAGACGCAGAACGGCGGCGCTCCGGCGTCGAGCGGCGCCAAACCCTGGGCCAAGGCGAGCTAACGAAGCCGGGCGGCTGGCACTCTCCGCAAAGATCGCGCCAGCCGCCCACTGCCTCTCAACAGCGAAACGCCGTCGCGAGACGGCATAGGATTACTATGCCAAGCGTTGAACAGCTAGAGGATGCCATTGCCGATATTTTCGATGCCTACGGCATCGTGACGTGCTCCGGCGAATTGCCGGAGCGGCTAAGACTCATCCTCACTCCAAAAATTCATGCGGCGGCGGCGCTGATACCGGCGCACAAGCGTTGGCGTTCCGGCGCCGCGCAATTTGCAATGGCGCACGAATTGGACAAGCGCGGAGGCACCAATGCCCCCGCTGCCTGAACCCATCGCCCACACCACCGACGCCATCTACCGCGCCATCGCCGCGAAAGCGCGGGGCGGCGACAGCCGAGGCGTCCCCATGTCGAACGCGGCCAATGAGTGCGAGCGCGCGATTTGGTATTCGCTGCGCTGGAGTCATGAGCCTGAGAAGATCGACGGCGAGAAGCAGAGCCGCTTCGACACCGGCAACTATTGGGAAGCGCGGCTGCTCGACGATTTGGAGGCGGCTGGCTTTCAGGTCGAGAGGCTAGACCCCAAGACCGGCCAGCAGTTCAAGGTTGAACTCGCTGACGGCTGGCTACGTGGCCGCATGGACGGCACCGTTTTGGGTCTGCCCGAAGCGCCCAAGACGCTGCATGTTGTAGAATGCAAGAGCCATAAAGAGCGCAGCTTCAAGGAACTGCAAAAGCACAAGAAGCCGGCGGGCGAGGGCATCAAGAAAAGCAAGCCCGATCATTACGCCCAATGTCAAAATTATATGAGTGCGTTCGGCCTGACGCGCTGCCTCTACCTGGCCGTCAATAAAAACGATGATGTCAGATACGCCGAGCGAATTGAATACGACGCCGGCTTTGCTCTAACGCTTGAAGCCAAAGTCAGCCGCATCGTTGCGTCAGATCGAGCACCGGCCAAGCTGCACGACGACCCAAAAGCCAAGGGCGCGTTTGCCTGTTCGTGGTGCGCAGCCTTTTCAATTTGTCATGAGGGCGCGTGGGCGCGGCGCAACTGCCGCACCTGCCTGTCGTCTGAGTTCAGGTCAGGAGCAAACGTCTACTGCACTTTGTATGGCAAGGATCTGAGTTACGCCGAACAGCAAGCGGGCTGTGGCGAGCATCGCTACTTGCCAAGCCTCGTGCCGGCTATAGAGCAGATCGACGCCGACCCGGCAAAACGGACGATCACCTACAAGCTGGCCAATGGTGAGACGTGGACCGATGGGGGCGCACAATGAGCATCTCCTTGCCAAAAGATTTTCTATTCTATGTAGCTTCGCCCTACACCAAATACCCCGACGGGATTTGGGAGGCTTACAAGCGCGTCGCAAAACTGACGGGCCAGCTAATCAAAAAAGGCATCAAAGCCTACAGCCCAATCGTTCACTGCCACCCGCTCGCCATCTACGCGCAGATCGATCCCATCGATCACGAGTTCTGGATGGACGCCGACGCGCCGTTCATGGCCGTGGCCGACGCGCTGATCGTGGCGCGCATGACGGGGTGGAACGATAGCAGGGGAGTTGCGGTCGAGATCGAGACGTTCAAGGCGGCGGGCAAGCCGATTTATTGGCTCGATCCTGACACCATGGAAATCGGCAGGGGGTGCGAATGAGCCTCTCTGCTTATCATGACCTGATTGCGTCAAAGCGTGTCGCCTTTGCCGGCGAGGGGATGTCAAAAATCCCCGCGCTCAATAGCGCGATGTTTGACCACCAGCACCACTCGACCGAGTTTGCGCTACGCAAGGGCCGGTCGGCACTATTTCTCGATACCGGCCTCGGCAAGTCGCTTTGCGCCCTGAATTGGGGCAGTGTCATTGTCGAAACTCAAAACAAGCCCGTCTTGATGCTTGCCCCGCTCGCCGTGGCGCAACAGCATAAGCGCGAGGCCGACAAGTTCGGCATAGATGCTGCCGTGGTGCGGTCACAAGATGAAGTTGGCGCGGCCCGCATCTACGTCACCAACTATGACCGGCTCGATAAGTTCGACGCCTCCCGCTTCTCAGGCGTCATTCTTGATGAAAGCTCGGTGATTAAGAACTTCACGGGCAAGACGACGCGGGCGTTGATCGACACTTTTTCTAAAACTCGCTTTCGCTTGGCTTGCACCGCGACACCGGCGCCTAACGATCACACCGAGCTTGGCACCCATGCCGAATTCCTTGGCGCGATGCGGCGCGAGGAAATGCTGCCGATCTGGTTCATCAACGACACGATGGACACAGGCACATGGCGCATCAAGGGCCACGCCCGCGAGAATTTCTGGTCATGGGTCGCGTCGTGGTCGCGCTGCGTGTCGAAGCCTAGTGACTTGGGTTTCGATGATAGCGGCTTCGTCCTGCCGCCCATCGATATCATTCATCATGAGGTTTCCGCCGACCGACTTTCGGACGCCGGTTACGAAAAGAAGGGCAAGCACGCTGGCCAGCAGCGGCTGTTTCGTATCCCTGACACGTCAGCCACGTCGATCCATCATGAAAAGCGGCTGACGATTGAGCAGCGGGCTGACAAGGTGGCCTCACTACTAGCCGCCGAACCAAGCGAGCCGTGGATCGTATGGGTCGATACCGATTACGAGGCTGACGCTATCATGGCGCGGTTGCCCGGCGCGATTGAAGTCCGCGGTTCAATGAAGGTTGAGGAGAAAGAACGGCGACTGGTCGCTTTCTCAGAGGGCCGCGAGCGGGTGATTGTCACCAAGGCCAGCATCGCAGGCTTCGGCTTGAACTGGCAGCACTGCGCGCGCCAGTGCTTCGCCGGCATCAGCTTCTCATATGAAAACTTTTATCAGGCCATCCGCCGCAGTTGGCGGTTCGGCCAAAAGCGGCCGGTCAATATCCATGTCGTTTGCGCCGATACCGAGCGCGCAATCTGGGCCGTGGTCGAGCGCAAGGCCGGCGATCACGAAGCGATGAAGCGCGAGATGGTCGCCGCTATGCGGCGATCGGTCGCCAACGAACGCAGTAACAAAATCTATCAGCCAACACGGGAGGCCAGCTTGCCAAGCTGGTTAGCGGCATGAAGGTGCTCAACGAAACAGTGACCGAGCGTTTTACCGCATACAACGCCGATTGCGTCGAGGTTGTATCGCAGCTACCGACCGAGAGCGTTGGCTTCTCGGTTTATAGCCCGCCGTTCGCTCACCTGTTCATCTATTCGGACAGCGAGCGCGACATGGGCAATGTGAAGAACGAAGCCGAGTTTTTCGCGCAATACGGCTTCCTGCTCAAAGAGCTGCATCGCGTAACGAAGCCGGGCCGCCTCACCGCCGTTCATTGCTCCGATCTGCCGCGCACCAAATCCACGCACGGCGAGATCGGGCTTTACGACATGCCGGGTGACATCATCAAAGCTCACATCGATGCTGGCTGGACTTACCACAGCCGCATTACGGTCTGGAAAGACCCGGTTGTCGAGATGCAGCGCACCAAGGCGCTAGGGCTACTCTACAAGCAACTGCAAAAGGATTCGACCAGAAGCAGGCAAGGTATGCCCGATTATGTTTTGGTGTTTCGCAAAACGCCGGGCGACGAAAAGAGCGTTGAGCCGGTCGGGCAGGACGCCAACCTGTTTCCGGTGACGCAGTGGCAACAATGGGCCGATCCGGTCTGGATGGATATCAATCAGACCAACGTGCTCAACGTGCGGGCGGCGAAAGAGGACAAAGACGAGAAGCATCTTTGCCCGTTGCAGCTTGACCTGATCGAGCGCGCCATCCGGCTTTGGACAAATCCGAACGATATCGTCCTCAGTCCCTTCATGGGCATCGGCTCTGAGGGATATATGGCCCTCAAGTGCGGCCGGCGCTTCGTCGGCGTCGAACTGAAAGAAGCCTATTACCGCCAGGCCATCCGCAACCTGACCGATCGTGAAGCCGAGATGGCGCACGGCGACCTGCTCATCGGTGCGGCATGACCGACCTGTGGCGCAAAATCGAAGCTGCGCTTGACGCCTTCTTTGAAGCGGACGGCTGGTCGCTCGATGCCTTAGAGGGCGATCATATCGTCTCACGCTGTAGCTTCGATGGCGAGTTTGACGATGGCGAAGAGGTTGTCGTGAACACGACCGAGTGTGCCAAACGCATCGCTGCGGAGATATCGCCGTGCTGACGTTGCGCCCCTATCAACGCGCCGCGCTCGACGCCCTCTACGCCTACTGGCGCGGCGACGCCAAAAACGCACTGATCGTGCTGCCGACCGGCGCCGGCAAAAGCCTGGTGCTGGCCGAGCTGTGCCGCGAATTGCTGAAGGATTGGCCGACTTTAAGGATAGGAATAGTTACGCACGTAAAAGAGCTAATCGGCCAGAATTATCAAGAGCTTATAAAGATTTGGCCGCAAGCGCCGGCTGGCATCTACTCGGCGGGGATAGGGCGAAGGGACGCGCGGGCGCAAATCCTGTTCTGCGGCATTCAGTCGGTTTGGAATAAAAGCCAGCAAGTAGGCGCGTTCGATCTTTTGTTGATCGACGAGGCTCATCTGATCGGACGCTCTGCGTCGAGCATGTATGGCAAGTTTTTCGAGGCTCAACGCAACCTGACCGGCGACATGAAAATCGTCGGCCTGACCGCCACGGCGTTCCGGCTCGACAGCGGCAGGCTCGACCAGGGCAAAGACCGCTTGTTCGACAGGATAGTGTATGACGCCGCGGTCACCGATCTAATCGAGCAGGGATATCTCTCGCCATTAATAAGCAAGGCCACGGTTCAGCAGCTTTCGACAGACGGCGTGGCCAAGCGCGGCGGCGAGTTCGTGCCGGGCCAGCTCGAAATTGCGGTGAACAAAGATTGGATCACGCGCGCAGCTGCTGAGGAAATGGTTCGCTACGGCGCTGACCGCAAGAAGTGGCTCGCGTTCTGCGTCGGTGTGAAGCACGCCGGGGACGTTAGGGATGCGCTGAGGGCCTTGAACGTATCGTCGGAGACGGTGACGGGCGAGACGCCGAAAGGCGAGCGCGACCGGCTCATTCGTGAGTTCAAAGCCGGATCAATTCGCTGCTTAACAAGCGTTGGCGTGCTCGGCACTGGCTTCAACGTGCCGTCGGTCGATCTGATTGCTTTGCTTAGGCCAACCGAAAGCGCGGGCCTGTTCTGCCAGCAAGTCGGCCGCGGGCTTCGCAAAGCGGAAGGCAAAACGGATTGCCTAGTGCTGGATTTTGCTGGCCTCACGAAACGCCACGGCCCGATCGATCAGATCACCATTGAAAGCGGATCGAAAGCAAAAGACGACAAAGACGCACCACTCGCCAAAGAGTGCCCCCAATGCTTCACACTGGTCGCCTTAGCTGCCCGTCGCTGCCCCACTTGCGGCCACGAATGGCCCGAACGGCTTGAGCCGAAGCACGACGCCGTGGCCGATGCCACGACTAGCATTATCTCAAAGGGTGCGGCGGTTTGGGTTGATGTGGATCAGGTTCGCTACTACTGGCACGAAAAGCCGGGCAGCCAACCGTCAATACGAGTTGAGTATAGCTGCGGTTTCACCATTCATCGCGAATGGGTCTGCCTGTCGCATCAAGGCTTTGCGCGTCAAAAAGCAGAGCAATGGTGGCTGCGCTGTGGCGAGCGCCCGCTACCGGCCAGCAGTGCGGATGGATTCAAGCGCATCGGTGAATTGAAAGCGCCGGCACAAATCCAGGTCCGTCCATCAGGTAAGTATTTCGAGGTGTGTGGGCGGCGATTTGAATGTGCGGAGGTTGCAGCATGACGCCGGCAGAGCGCGAACGCGAGCGGCGGCGTCGCTTGAAGGGCAATCCTGTTTTTGAGGCCAAACGCAAGGCCAATTACACAAAGCAGAACAAGCGGCGTCGCGCCGATCCTGAAATTGCGCAGCGGATGAGAGAGGCCAACCGCAAGCGCATGGCGGCGCTTAGGGCAGATGACTCCTACCGCAAAGCGTCGGTCGCAAAGGTGAAGGCGCTGCGCGCAAAGCGTCGGCTCGACGCTGAATTTGAACACTATATGCAAAAGCTGGAGCAGCCATGACGCGCCTCAACAACCCCGAACTCTGCATAGTTTGCGCTCGCCGGGCAGACGGCATGGCCGTGGGCAAGCCCGACCGCTTGGGCTGGTTCTGTATCGAGTGCGGCCCCGAACGCGCAAAGGAGGCATTGGCGATGGGTCGAAAGTTGGATGAAGTGGAGAAGCGCGCCGCCAAACGAGTGGCCGCGCTTTGTGACACGGCCATAACGTTAGAACCAAAAGAACTACCCGAGTTCGTGGAATGGGCGGTTCAGGAATTTGCGAAGGCCATGCGTCAAGAGGTGAAAGAGGGGGTGCCGTTTTGATGGCTGAAACGATGATCGAGCGCGTGGCGCGTAACATCTACGAATGCCGCAACGGTTTCGGATGCAAGCCGTGGGTGCATCAACCTTTGTCGCACCGCGATGCCTACTTGAAAGACGCCAGAGTCGCTATCGCTGCGATGCGTGAGCCGAGCGACGACATGAAGGCTGTCAGCGTGACGGCCGGCACTGAATATCCGATGCGCGAATGGTGGCGCGCCATGATCGACGCCGCGCTCAAAGACTAATCAATAGGCGCCGGCCAGCCGCCCGTATCGCTGGTCAATGTTGTGCGTAAAACTCAAAACTAAAATAGAGCGCACATGCCTGCGTTGCCCGAACAATTCGATCCTGCGCTGGTCCATATCCAGCAAAACCTGAACGCTGCGCTCGACCTGGCGCGGCGCGGCGCTTTCATTTTTCCGTGCAAGTCGGAAGGTGGCCCCGGCGTGGTCAAGACACCACAGCTCGGATCGTCGTGGCCCGCCATTTCGACGCGGGACGAAATGACGATCCGCCGATGGTGGCAGCGTCACCCCAAATCGATCCCGGCGATTGATCTTAACAAAACGGGCCGGCTCGTCCTCGATTGCGATGTGAAGTTCAACGACGGGCTGGCGTGGCTGGTCAAATATCTTGCGGCGCGCAACGCCGATCTTGAAGGTATTCCATTCGTCGAAACGCCGTCTGGCGGGCGGCATCACGTCTTTCTCAATCCCGACAAGCGCGGCAACGGCCGTGGCGCTCTACCGCCCAAAAAAGAAGCCGATATCGATATCCGAGGCGCCGGAGGCTACATCATCGGCCCCGGCTCGATCTTTACGGACGGCACGGGCGAGTATGTCGAGCACGGATCAATATTTGACGCCCCCGAACCGCCGCAGTGGCTCAACGAACTACTATCTCCCAAGCCTATTGCATTCGTTGCCAAACCATACGAGCCGGTCAGTGACGCCCGGCTGGCCGCCTACGGGCAGGCCGCGCTGGACGAGCTGGCGTCCGAACTGGCGTCCAAGGTCGAGGGCGAGCGCAACGAGGCAGCCAATCTGATTGCGTTCCGCGCCGGGCGTTTGGTCGGCGGGGGCTGCATCACGGCCGCCGTGGCGTATGACGCTCTGGCCAACGCGGCCCTGTCGTGGGGCATCAGCCACAGAGACAAAGCACTTGGCCCGAAAGGGACCATCGCACGTGCCATCCGTGACGGCCAGAAAAGCCCGGCCGGGCCACATGACGATCCCGCCCCCAACATCGAAATCAATCTTGCTGCCGGCGAGACGCTCGACGAAGAAACCGGCGAAATTATCGACGACGGCCCGTTCAAGGAGGCGTCCGATTATCCCGATGCGCTGCTCGACGCGCCGGGTCTCATCAACGATATCGCGGACTGGATCATGGATACGTCCATGTTCCCGTGCCGGCTTTTCTCGGTCGCCGCCGCGCTCTCGGCGGTCGGCACGGCCGTCGGCCGCCAGGTCTATACCGGGGTGCCCCGCACCGGCTCGGCGCTTTACTGGCTGATCGTCGCGCCCACGGCGAGTGGCAAGGACCGGCCGCAAGAGGCGATCAAGCAGTTGTTTGAGGCCGCTAATCTGTCTCATCTGGTCAAGTCGTCGGTGTCGTCGTCGGCCAAACTCGGCATGTCGCTGCACGAAAAGCCGCTGCAAATTCAGGTCATCGATGAGGTCGGCAAAGTGCTGCGCAAGTTCGTGGGCCGCAACGCCTCGACCCAGGAAATGGCGCTGCTCGACGACTATTGCTCGGTTTGGGGCAAGAACCTCGGCAGTTTCACGCCGGAAGGCGTGACGACGCGAACCGATGTCATGATCCGCCGTCCGTCGCTGACCTTGTTCGGCGCCACGACGCCGATCAATTTCTACAAGCAGCTACGCAATGAGCAGATCGCGGGCGGCTTTCTCAACCGCTTTTTGGTCCTGCATCGCTTTCAGCGCGTGACCGAAAACAGGTCGCCGCTGGCCGAGGACGAGGTGCCGCGGCCGTTCATCGACGCCATCCAGTCGCTGCACACGTTTCAGGACGGACTCATTCAGCGGCAAAGCATTGTTTCGACGTTGCCCGAGCACGCGCCGTCGTTTCATGTCGTTCCGGCCAGCGTCGAGGCGGAACGTAAAATGGCTGAGTATCGCGCCAAGACCCGCGACATGATCCATCGGTCTGACGAAGACCCGATATTTGAGATTTGGGCGCGGTCGGCCGAGATGGTGAAGCGTATGGCTTTGATACTGGCATGTGCCCGGCACCACAAAGACATGACGGAATGTAGGATCGAGATCGACGACGTTGTATTCGCCAGCAATCTTGTCGATTGGTCCATGACTACGTTCATGGACGGCATGCAGCATCACGTCGCCGAGAACGAATACCAGGCCAATTCTAAGATGGTGCTCAACCTGATCCGCAAGGCTGGGCGAGGCGGGATATCGAAATCGGCGCTCTACAAAAAGGTCGATCACAAACTATCTGGCCGCGACATTCAGGCCGTGACAACTTCGCTGGCCGAAGCCGGTAGTATTTTTGTCAAGAGTGAGCCTATCGAGGGCAAGGGTCGGCCCAAAATTACATACATCTATGAGAGGAACAGGTGATGAAAATTGAACCGAACATAAAATTGGAAAACCGAGGTAGCGATAGCGTCATCAAGTGTCCGCGTTGCGGTGACAGTTATCTACATCACAAGGAGATCGTCGTGTTTGATCGCGGCGAGGACGCGCCGACATTGACGCAGACCAAGATCTTTGCCGGCAAGGTCGAAGTCGATACCGTTCCGTCAAAAACGTCCGGCAACCCGAGCAGTCGGCGTGACGGATTTGTTATCGGGTTTGGTTGCGAGGGGTGCGAAGCGAGTGGCGTCACTGGTACGATCGAACTGACGATCGCGCAGCACAAGGGCGAGACGTTTCTGGCGTGGCGATATGAGTGAGTCGTGTCGCGCCCGGCCTCAATCAACCCCGCTCCGGCGGGGTTATTTTTTGCACAAATGGCCGTGTGCAATAAATGCAAAAAATGGGTGTCGGGGCGATTTATTGACCCTTCTTGCCCTATTTTTTACCTCATCGATTTGTGCAATAAATGGAGTAGCTAAGATGTTGGGAGAGAATAAGAAAAAGAAAAAAATCTCTCTAAATCTATTTATTACCTCTCCACTCCCCATTCCATCATTCTGTTCTCGTTCTGACCCTCGTTTTCTCTCTCTATAGGGGTCGCAGGGGTAAAAAGTCTGAACACATAAAACTTGCACTGCGCCTCGCTTCAAGTATTAGGCCCGTAGCGCACCACGCACCCATCGAGCGGTTCTCACTAGGAGCCCTCGATGAAAGAACCATATGTTTTGATCGTCGATCCGGTCGGGGTCGCACGCACCATCGAACGCGCCGAACGCCAAGGCTTCACGATTTACAGCCCGTCGGTGTGGCGCCGCCAGCGATCGGCCCGCGGTAAAACGGCTGACGTCAAGCGGCCGATGTTTCCGTGCTACGCTTTCGCAGACATGGCTGGTCATTTCGATTGGCGCGGCGTCGAAGCGGTGCAGGGCGTATGGCGCTTTCTCAAGATCAACGGCGAACCGGCTTTCCTGCATCCCGACAAGTTGCAGGCCATCCTGGCCAAAGAAGCCGATCTCGAGCAGCGGTTCATCAACAGCCGGCGCACCACGGTCACTGTTGGATTGGAGGTTGGCCAGTGCGTAACGGCCAAAGTCGGCCCTTGGGCCGACATGCTCGGCCAGATCGAACGGTTCGACGAAAAGGGCCGGGCCGTGGTGCTGTTTGAATTGCTTGGCGCCAAACGAGAGACGCTGGTCGAGCGCGCAGAACTCGTGGCTGCTTGACTTTGCGCCGAAACAAGATAGTAGGCCTAAACGTGTAGTCGCTGCGGGGCTGACTAAGCCGCCTTCACAGGCCCACCGAAAGGCAACGCGCGACGCGCCCTCTTGTTTAAGCAAGCCGGGGCGTAACGGCACCGATCCAGTGCTACCGAGAAGCTCGCCCTTAAAACAGGCGGGCTTTTTTGTTCATAGGGTATGCGGTGCGTGCGCGCTGACGGCATGAGCCTGCGGCCTCCACACGCGCCGTTGCCCTCCTTGGGCGTTTCCTCCCAATCTTGGCCCGCTCGGTCCAAACAGCGGGCGGGCCTTTTTCTCAACTAAAGTAGGGGCGAGTAGTTTTGCCACGCGCCAAACCAGGTCAACGCTTCGGCGGACGCCGCAAGGGCACGCCGAACAAGACGACTGCCGAGGTCAAAGGCATGATCCTTGAGGCGTTGTCGCTCGTCGGCGGCGTCGATTATCTGGCCCGACAGGCGGAAGAAAATCCGAGCGCATTCATGACGCTGGTCGGCAAGGTGCTGCCGATGCAAATTGCCGGCGATCCGAACCAACCGCTGGTGACGCGCATCGAAATCGTGCCGGCGGATGGCAACAGCTAAGGTTGCGCTACCGCCGAAGCTTGTCCCTGTCTTTGCGCCTCAGCGCGGCTCAGTCAGATATCGCGCGGCAAAGGGCGGACGCGGCTCAGGCAAGTCGTTCAATTTCGCCAAGATGGCGGCGATCTGGGGCTACGCCGAACCGCTGCGCATCCTGTGTGCGCGCGAGTTTCAGGCCAGCATAGCGGAGTCGTTTCACGCCGAGTTGAAAGCGGCGATTGCGTCCGAACCTTGGCTCGAAGCTGGCTACGATGTCGGCAAGGATTATCTTCGCGGGCGCAACGGCACTGAGTTTATATTCAGAGGGCTAAGAAGGAACACGCAGTCGATCAAGTCGCTGGCCAAGGTCGATCTGACGATCGTCGAGGAGGCTGAGGACGTTCCCGAGGCGTCGTGGCTCGCGCTTGAAGCGACCGTTTTCCGGCAAGATAAAAGCGAGCTGTGGCCGATTTGGAATCCTGCGCTTGATGGCTCGCCGGTTGATAAGCGTTTTGTCAAAAAGCCTCCGACGAACAGCATTGTCGTTGAACTGAATTGGCAAGATAATCCGTTCTTTCCGCCGGCGCTCGCCGAGCTAAGGCTAAGGGAACAGGAACGGCTCGACCCGAATACCTACGCGCACGTCTGGGAAGGTGCGTATCTCACCAACAGCGACAAGCAGGTATTCGGCGGCAAATGGGCCATCGAAGATTTTCTAGTCAAGGAAGGTTGGGACGGCCCGTATCAGGGCGGCGACTTTGGCTTTTCGCAAGACCCGACTGCGGCGGTGCGCTGCTATATTTTTGGCGACACGCTGTATGTCAGCGATGAGGCCGGCCGCGTCGGGCTTGAGCTGGACGACACACCCGCTTTTCTAACCGAGCGCATACCAGACTTCGCTTCGTTTGTTACCAGGTGGGACAACGCGCGGCCCGAGTCGATCAGTCACCTCAGGCGGCACGGCCTCGCGCGTAGTGAGGCGGTCGATAAGTGGCAGGGTTCGGTAGAGGATGGCGTCGCGTTTCTTCGCAGCTTCAAAAGGATCGTCGTGCATCCGCGCTGCACGCAACTGGCAAAAGAGTTCCGGCTTTACAGCTACAAGGTAGACCGGCTCACGAACGACATTCTGCCCGATATCGTGGACGCGCATAACCACTACATCGACGCGCTGCGTTACGCGGTGACGCCGCTGGTCAGAAAGCGGCGCGTGCCTGTAGCGGTGTCCGGCATCCAGAGGCGCAATTGACCGATAAGTCCGCCGACCCGTCAACGCCAAGCCCGGCCGCCGCTGCGCTTCAAAGTAAGTGGGCGATGGTGCGCGCCATTCTGGATGGCGCCGATGCTGTGCGTGCGGCCAAGACGGTCTATCTGCCGAAGTTTCCGGCCGAGTCCGATGATGAATACAACAGGCGTCTCGCCTCGGCGCCGTGGCGGCCTGAGTTCGAAGATGCGATGCGCGGCATTGTGTCGAAGCCATTTGCCAAGGAAGTGGTGCTGGCGGGTAAACCCTCGGACGAGATGAAGGCCATTGCCGATGACGTGGACGGGCGCGGCAACAACCTGCACGTCTTTGCCAAGACCGAGTTTGAATACGGCGTCTCGCTGGGCGCCGCCGGCATCCTGGTCGATTTTCCGCCGATGTCGCCAAACGCGACGCGCGCCGATGAGCGCGCGGCCAATGCGCGGCCTTATTGGGTGTGTGTCGCCGCCGACGAGATCATTGCTTTAAGGACAGAACGGCGCGGCGCGCGAGAGGTCGTCACGCACTTGCGTCTATGGGAGACGGCCACTGTCCTCAACGGCTTTGAGGAAAAGGTCGAGCGCAAGATCAGGGTGATTGAGCCGGGCCTGTGGCAACTCTGGCACGAGGTCAAAGGCAAAGACAAAAACGAATGGCAGATCGAGAGCGAGGGCGTAATGACCCTCGACGAAGTGCCGTTTGTGTTTTACGCCACGGCCGAGCGTAAGGGATCGCAATACGTCCGGCCGCCGCTGCTCGACCTCGCCAACATGCAGATTGAGCTTTACCGCAAGCTCAGCAACAAGGACGAGATTTACACCGCCGCAGCCGCACCGATGCTCAGCGCGAATGGCATGGCCGCACCAGATGGTGGCGGCACGGTCGAGGTCGGCCCGCGCCGCGTGCTTTACGCGCCGGGCGTCGAAGGCATCACGACAAGCTGGGCTTATATTCAGCCCGACGCGGCCAACCTCAAAGAGGTGCGCGACGACTGCGCCGCGACGATTGAAGACATGCGCCGTCTCGGCTTGCAGCCGATGCTGCCCAAGACGGGCAACGTGACGGCGACCGCCTCGGGTATCGAGGCAGCGAAAGGTCATACCGCGATCGGGACATGGGCCAACGGCCTCAAGGATGCGCTTGAGCAGGCGTTCGTGTTCACCGCTATGTGGCTGCGCTCGAATGAATTGGTCGAGGTCCAAGTCAGTACAGATTTCAGCGTCGGCATGTATGGCGCCGAAGAGGTGAAGGCGTTGAGCGATGCGCGCGACCGCAAACAGATCAGCGAGCGCACGTTCTGGGACGAGTGGTCGCGACGTGGCGTGCTTGGCCCTCAGTTCGACGCCGACGAAGAAGAAAAGCGGTTGATCGAAGAGATGCCGGGTGACGATGAGTTAGAGGCGGCTGTTACGCCAACAGCTTGATTTTTGTCCGACGCGTGATGCGTCGGGCACATCGGAGCGTGATGCTCCATTCCAACCAGCGAGAGGCTGACAATGGCACTGCAACTGGTCGTCGATACGCTCGACGCCATCCCCGAGGCTTTGCGTAGCGAATACACCGAGGAAAACGGCAAATATCGGCTCAATGTCGACGGCCTTGAAGATACGTCCGGCCTGAAATCGGCGCTCGACAAGGAGCGCAAGACGGCCCGCGAACTCGACAAGAAGGTCAAGCGATGGGAATCGCTCGGCAAGACCGATGATGAGATCAAGGAGCTTCTTGCAGCCAACGAAGAGGCGGAACGCAAGCGCGCCGAAGGCGAGGGCGATTTTAACAAGATACTCGGCCAGCATCGTTCCAAGTGGGACAAGGAAAAGTCCGACCTTGAGGCCGAACTGACTGCGGCTCGCGCGTCGGAGCGCAGCGCCATTATTGAAACCAGCGTGCTTGGCGCATTGACGAAAGCTGAGGCGACCGCCGAAGGGCTGGACCTGCTGCCGGATAGGCTGGCCTCACGCATCCACCTCGAAACGGTCGAGGGTAAGCGCGTCCTCAAGATCATGCAGGCCGATGGCGAGACGCCAATGGCCGGCTCCGGCAAAGACGGCCTCGCGACGTTCGACGATCTCGTCAAGGAAGCCACCGCCAAGTGGCCATCGCTGTTCAAGGGCAGCGGTCAGCGCGGTTCCGGGAAGGAGCCGGGCAGAGGCACTGGCGGCGAAGGCAAGACGATTGCTCGCGCTGACTGGGAAAAACTCTCGGCCACTGATCGGCAAGCAAAATTCAAAGACGGATTCAAGATCACCGACTGATCGACTATGCGCCGTGCTCCGGGATGGGGCTGGCGACTTAAGGGCCGGGATAGCCCGCTTAACTTCGCGCTTTTCCGCGCTCTCTACACCAACCCCATCCACATAGGAGGCCAAATTGGCCAACACGCTTACTGATCTCATTCCGGACGCCATGGAGGCGCTGGACGTCGTTTCTCGCGAGATGACGGGCTACATCGGCGCGGTTACGCGCTCTTCGAGCATTGCGCGCGCTGCGCTCAATCAGAACGTCCTCGTTCCGGTGACACAGGCCGCGAGCACGGCTGTCAATACGCCGGCCGTCAACGCGCCCGATACCGGCGACACCGTTGTCGATAACGTCCCGGTGACGATCTCCAAGTCCAAGCACGTCCCGATCCGTTGGAACGGCGAGGAAACCAAGGGCCTCGAAAACGCCGGCACCTTTTCGACCATCATGGCCGATCGCATCTATCAGGCGATGCGGGCTTTGGTGAACGAGATCGAGGCCGACGTGCATGGTGAGGTCTACAAGAACGCCTCGCGCGCCTACGGCGCCACGATCGGCACTGCGCCGTTCGCGACTGCCGCAGATCTGAGTGACTTTGCCGGCACGCTCGGCATTCTCGAAACCAACGGCGCGCCGACCAATGACTTGCAAATGGTGCTCGGCACTGCCGCGATGGGCAATCTGCGCGGCAAGCAGTCGGTTCAAGGTCAACGAGGCCGGCACGTCGGACATGCTGCGCAACGGCATGACCGACCGCGTGATGAAGTTTGCGCTTCGTCAGTCGGCGGCGATCGTGCAGCACACGGCTGGAGCGGCGACGCTCGGTGATCTGGTCGGCAATGAGGCAGTCGGTCAGACGACTCTGGCCGTGGACGGCATCACGTCTGGCACGACCGGCTATAAGTCCGGCGACTTGGTTACGATCGCGACTGGCGATACGAACAAGTATGTGATTGGCACCGGCCTTGGCGATGTGACGAGCGGCGATCTGGTCATCAACAATCCCGGTCTGCTTATCGCGCACTCGACGAATGATGAGATCACGCACCTTGCGAGCTACACGCCGAATACGGCGTTTGCCCGTTCGGCTGTTGTGCTGGCCACCCGCGCTCCGGCGATGCCGAAGGGCGGTGACGCGGCGGATGACATCACCACGGTTACGGACCCGGTTTCGGGCCTGTCGTTTGAAATGGCTGTCTATCGCCAGTTCTTGCAGACCGTTGTGCATGTCCGCCTGGCTTGGGGCTTCAAGGCCATCAAGCCGGCGCACATCGCCATCCTGCACGGCTAAGTGACGATCTAACCCGGCGCGCATTCGGTGCGCCGGGTTTTTTCATACGAGGTTTGATAATGGCATCTCTGGAAAGCATCGCGGTGAAGCGCGAAGGCGGGCGCGGCTGGCATCGCATCGATAAGGAAAAATACGACGCCAATCCTGATGCCTATGTCGTCTGCGATGAAAACGGCACGCCGTTCGATGATCTCGTCAAGAAAGTCGGCTCGTCGCATGTTGAGCCAGACGCCGAGTTGACGGCGCTGCGCGCTCAATATGCCGAGAAGTTCGGCAAGAAGCCGTGGCACGGCTGGGACGCCGACATGCTGCGCCAGAAGCTTGGGGAGTAATTGGACATGACGACACTCGCAACCGGCCAGCGGCAGACCGAGCATCTCCCGGCGTATCACGCGCTTACCGTCATTGCCTCGGCGTCAGGGTCGGGCGTGGTGTGGCGGCTCGATGTGTCCGAACGCACTCTCGTTCCTGCCGGGCAGACCGTTGTGATCGGCCCATATCCCACTCCAACTCAGTTTGCGGTCAGCGCCGACAATGACAGCCTGACCTACGGCATCGCGCCGGTCGATTTTCCGACACTGACCGAAATGATGGATTACTGGATCAACCAGTCGCCGCTCTACGTCATCCCGCGCAAAGGTCTGGTCGATCCTGCGCATCTGATTTTCGAGTATGTCGGTGACGGAGCGCCAGCGGCCTCAGCGCAAGCCGCGCTCACCGTGAACCCTGCGGGTGACGATAACGCCCTCACATTCACGGCTGACGGCTATGGCGAGGCGGGCAATGGTATCTCGATCGAGTATGTCGATCCGGGCGTGGCTGATGCCGCGCTCGCCGTAACCGGCGATCTTAATGACGACGGCGAGTTCGCCATCGTCGTCTTGCTGGCCACGGGCTCCGAGGGGGAGATTGTCTCCACGGCGGCGGAAGTTAAGGCGGCTATCGAGAACGAAATCACCGGATGGGTCACGGTTGAGATTGACACTTCGGACAGCGGCGAGGGCGACGATGGTTCCGGCGTCGTGACGGCTATGGCGGCGGCAAACCTTGAAGGCGGGGCTGGCGTCGGCGCCGGTGAGGCGGGCAAAGGCTCGCGCTACACCGATTACACGAACGGCACGCTCTACATCAACACCGGCACGGCGGCGCAGCCGGTGTGGAACGAACTGACGCAGGCGAGCTGAGGAGAGCGACATGGCTGATGTTAATTTTCCCGCGCATGTCGCGGGCGTTACCGAGAAGTTTGTCGATCTGGGCGATGGCACTCATGCGCGTGGTGTCACCATCGTTGGGCTTGAGACGCCGGTCGAACTGACCGGCGATGTCGTTGTCAATACGCTCGGAGCGCTCGACGACAGCAAGGTGACGGACCCCGACGCGGCTAGCGCGACGATCCCAGCGCTGCTGCGCGGCATGCTCGCCGAGATGAAGGCGCAGACCGCGCTGCTGACCACGATTGCGGGGAGCTAAAATGGCAAAGAAAGCAAAGACGAGGCGCGCGGCGTCTCTAGTGATTCAGTCGCCGGGCAAGATGACGAAGCGCGGGCGTCGTGCCATCGCGAAATGGCTGCGCCATCACGCCGACTGCCTCCTCAAGTATGGCGATGAATACACCGAAGGCCGGTTTACGGCTGGCTATCATTACAGCTCCGGCAAATGAGCAATGTCGTCAAGTTAGAGCCGGTTGAGGTTGGCGATGGCTACCGCTTCGATCCAGACGAAATTCTTGAGGCCGCGAAGGGCAAGGAGTTCGCTCGTCTTGTCATCCTTGGCGAGCTTCCTGACGGTGAGATTTATGTCGCCGGGTCGGCAAATGCTGGCGAGAGCTTGATCCTGATCGAACACGCCAAACGCAAGATCGTATTCGGCGAGGACTAAAATGGCCCTGATCGTCGAGGACAGCACTGGCAAAGCCGACGCCGAGAGCTATGTCAGCATCGCCGATATTGCTGCTTATGCAACAAGTCGCGGCCTGACATTCGCCATTACTGGCGGGACAAATGCCGCCGATGCCGAGGCCGCGGCGCGCCGGGCAACAACCTGGCTCGACGCCTATGTGCTGCCGCGCTTGGCCTGCACCTATCGCACCCATCAACGGGAACAGGCGCTGCAATGGCCGCGTATCAACGTGTTCGACCGCGAGGGCAACGCCATTGCCAGCGATGAAATTCCGCAAGAGATCATCGCGGCGTGCTGCGAGGCAGCGGTGCGCGAGAAGGCAACGCCGGGCATTTTGAGCCCAGACGTTACGCCGGGCCAGATCGCCAAGAGCGAGCGCGTCGATACCATCGCGGTCGAGTATTTCAGGGGCGGCGGCGTAGCGGATCAGCGCATGGTGATGACCATCGTTGACGATATTCTCGCGCCGTTGCTCGGCGCGCGGCCATCTCCGTATTTCGGCAAGTCGGTGCGGGGCTGATCGTGTTCTATGACAGGATGCAAGGCAGGGCTGGGGCTTTGCTTGGCAAGTTTGCGCAGGGCACGGTCGGCCTCAAGCGGCTGACCGGAACAACGCCCGGTGAGAATCCTTGGGACGCGCCGGTTGACGTTTACACCACCTATCCTTTGAGCGCGGCGGTTAAGCGGCTGCACCATCGTTACGAGGCGGGGGCTTTAATTGCGGAAACGGGCGACATGGTGACCTTTGCCGTTCCTGCCGTTGTTCCTGCGTTGACGGACAAGCTGGTGATCGACGGCGTGGATCGGGCCATCACCGAGTTGACGCCAATTCCGGGTGCTGGCGAGGTTGTGATGTGGAAAGCGTGGTGTGCGCTGTGATTATGATGACGCCGAGCCAAGTCTTTCTTGCCGCATGGGTGTTGTCGGAAGGCAAGCCGTTTCATGTCAGGCTCAAGGCGATGCTCGACCGTAAGTGGTATGAGCAGGCGGCGCAGTGGCTTACCAATTTGAACAATGAGCTG